GGGCTTATTAATGCCCAAACTGAAGTATCGCTTTAGAGTGAGCTTTCAGAATTTTGGAGTATCAAGTCCGGTAACTGAATTGACCAAACAGGTTGTAGATTTTACACGGCCAAATGTGACCTTTGAAAACATTGATCTTCCTATCTACAACAGCACAATTAAATTGGCCGGCAAGTATAGCTGGGCTGATGTTACCTGCAATCTACGTGATGATGCTGGTGGAAATGTCAGCAAGCTGGTTGGCGAGCAATTACAGAAACAGTTGGACTTTGCCGAAATGAGTTCGGCCAGTGCTGGTATTGACTACAAGTTTACCACAGTGTTTGAAGTGCTTGACGGCGGCAACGGTAACAACACTCCAGTTGCACTTGAAACTTGGGAAATTTATGGTTGCTACCTGCAAGGTGTCAACTACGGCGACATGAACTATGGTACCAACGAAGCCATGCAAATTGCCTTGACTATCCGCTTTGACAACGCCTTACAAAACCCACAAGGTGGTGGCGGTGGTGGTGTTGGTATTGCAGTTGGACGAGCGTTAGGTAGTGTCGCAACCGGTGTTGGTGCAGCGCAATAATACTGGAACAGTATGACTAACTTAGCCTCGTTTGGCGAGAACATACTGCAAGGATTCTTTGGAGTCAGCGGGCTACGAGATTATACCCACGCCAGTAAAACATTTAGAAGCAACAACTACGAACTTACTCCCAGAAGCAAATATCTATTCCATTGTTTTTTCAATGTAAATATAGGACAGATTCCAGCACTGGCTGGCGCATTTCAAAACAACGATATTGCCGGTGTGGGACTCATGGTCAAGACCACAGATCTACCCAGCTATCAGATTACCAACGAAACCTTGAATCAATACAATCGTAAAAGAATTGTCCAGACCAAGATCAATTATATGCCAGTAACTATTACCTTGCACGATGATCAAAGCGATCTTATACGGAATCTCTGGTACAACTACTATACCTACTACTACAAAGACAGCAGTTACACCTATGATAATGTGCCTGCTCAGCAAGGAACATCTGGTAAAAATGCTGTCATGCAAAATGGATTTGGATATGGCACAGCCGACACTTACAGTGGCAGACAAAACACTGACTGGGGCTATATCGGTGAAGGCTATGCTGACAGCAGTACTGGAACAGCCACAGGCGACAACAATGGTAAACCTAGATTTTTCAATGATATAACCATTTATGGTCTGGCACAAAAACGCTACGCCAGTTATACCTTGATCAATCCAATTATCACAGACTGGAAAAGTGATCAATACGATTACAGCCAAGGTGCCGGAACCATGAGCCATACTTTAACTGTGGCTTATGAAACTGTCAAATACATGAGTGGTGCCATAGGTGGCGCCCAGCCCAGTACTGTTGTTCGAGGATTTGCTGATCCAGCACACTACGACACAACCAAGAGTGGTTTGTCAAGGCCTGGAGGAACAAAATCAGTATTTGGGCAAGGTGGACTCATTGATGCAGTTGCCGGTGGAGTTGAAGATCTACAGGCTCTAAGAAGTGGTCATGGTGGTTTACAAAATGTTATAGGTGCGGTACAAACAGCCGGTACAGCCTACAACACATTTAAAAATTCAAATCTTGGACAAATTGCTGGAGCCGAAATTCGAGCTGGTGCTAAAAGCGTGTTACAGCAAGGACTAGCTGGAAACATGAGACAGGCAATAAACTCTGGTAACGGGCAGTTTTTTCCAAAGCCACCAGCTAATGACGCCACTGTGCAACGTGTTAATATTTTACCTACTGCAGGTATACCCACTGTACGAACTCAACTAGGACTTTAATCAATGGGTACTGTAAACTACGCTGATCCCAAAACTGATACTTCAGTAAAAATCTTTGATCGATTCTATGGCTACGAAGTAAATGTACCAGTGGACGCCTACGATTCAGTTCGTAGTTATTTTGCCAGTGTGTTTGGTACTGGCGAGGCTGCTGATAATTTTGCTGTGACCTTGTTCCGTGTGGCAGAGACCAGCAACATACCGGTAATGACACTACTACAACAAATACAAGGACAGACCGGTCCAGATTTGACTCTTACTCTGGCCTATTACCTTAACGGCACCAGAAGCAACAGTACCTTACTAGGACTGAATGTGGCCACCCAGCCCAACTACTATGTAGCACACAACATCCGTAACTGAGGTCTGTTATGGCCAACTTTAGACAAGGCATATACACTCCACAAAATCCTGAAAAGTATGTGGGCCGCGGCAATATAAAATATAGATCTGGGTGGGAAATGACTTTCATGATGTTCCTGGACAGTAACGCCAATGTGCTACAGTGGGCCAGCGAAAGCATCAGGATTCCGTATAGACATCCCCTCACTGGCAAGATGACTAACTATGTGCCAGACTTCCTGGTCACGTATCGCGGTCCAAACAATACCACCGTGGCTGAACTGATAGAAATCAAACCCAAGAAACAAAGCCTGCTCGAAAGCAAAATGAACGACCGTGATCGAGCCATAGTAGCAGTCAACTACTGCAAATGGGATGCAGCGACCAAGTGGGCCAAGGCACAAGGCCTTCGCTTTCGCGTAATCACGGAGGATGATATATTTCACCAAGGTGGCAAAAAACGCGGTAAATAGGGTATGACAAAACGATTAGAGGAGCTCTTCCAGTTTGACCAACTTGAAACAACCGAAGAACCCAACACACCAGTTCTCACAGTAGAACAAACTCGTGCCGCTATTGCGACCATTGATACCAACATAGACAAGATTGACCTGGCCTTACCGGCTGTGCGTGATCTTGATGCCAGTGATCGTGAGCTGGATGACTTGGCCGATCTTGCCAAACAAAGCTATCAAGATCTAAGTGATCTTGGCATGAATGTGGATTCTAGATTTGCCGCTGAACTGTTTGCTGTGGCTGGCACCATGCTAGGCCATGCTCTTACAGCCAAGACTACTAAACTGAACAAAAAACTAAAAATGATTGATCTACAGTTGAAAAAAGCCCGACTGGATCAACAGGCACCAGAAACAGAACAGTTGCCCACAGCTGAAGGACAAATACTAAGCCGCAATGATTTGCTGGAACGTCTAATAGGCTCTAGAGATCAAAAAAACAAACAGTCATAAATATCATATAGGAAAAAGCAAATGAAAAAATTTCACGAATATCTGGCTGAATCAGAAAGAACCTACAATTATCGTATTAAAATTGTGGGTGACACTCCTCCAAATTTCTTAAAAGATATGGAAGAGAAACTAAAACAATTTGATATTGTTAAAATTTCAGCACCCAAGACCACACCGGTCCAGGCCAAGCCTGCAGACTTTCCAGCTTTTGATAACGAGCGTGTGACACATGTGGATGTGGAGTTCCGTTATCCAGCTATTGAGCCACAGATCCAACAACTAGCACAGTTTCTGATGTTTGATCCCAACAGAATCAGAATGCTTACTGTTCCATATGAAGACAGCATGGATCAAGAGCGTGCTGAAGTAGAGGCTCAAAATAAAAATTTATTGACTGATACAGATTTTCCTGCACCAAACAAGGAACAAAAAGCCTTGTACAAAGACTACAGTGCCGAATACAACAATCATGCTGTGCTTAAAAATGCTTACCGCAGTGATTTTACTGTGGCTGGTGGCAAGACACCACCTGCACAAACCACAAACGATTTGCCAATGGGAAACAAGAGTCCAATGAGCAAGATCAAGTTGCCACCTAGGCCAGCAACTGGCAACAAACCAAGAGGATAAACAATGGATAATTTTTTCTACAACCTAAACAAAAAGATGTCAGATTTGGCCCAGCGCCAAGATTTGGCCGAAAGTGCTGTCGCTGAACGTGACATGGGCAAACATAACAATGCCACTACAGGCTTCAAGGCTCTTGCCAAGAAGGCCGGAGGAGGTGAAAAAGGCAATCGTATTGCCGGCGCACAATTTCAAAAGATGAAAAAAGCCGGACAACTAGAAGAAGGACATTGTTCTGCTTGTGATTGCTCACCATGTGAGTGTGACAGTATGGAAGAAAGTGCTTTTCAAGCTGCTATCGGCAAAAAGAAATATGGCGATGCTGGCATGAAAGCCTTGCAGAAAGCCGGACGAGACAATGCCAGTGACACAACCATGAACAACATCCGTAATAGATATGACAAGTATGATGAAAGCATGATGGAAGGACATTGTTCTGCCTGTGATTGTGCTCCATGTCAATGCAACGAAGGCAATGCATTTAGTAAAGCTGTAGTTGATGCCAAACGAGACGGCATACAAAAAGGTGAAAAGATCAATGTTGGTGGTAAGACATACCCAGTTCGAGAAACTGACGCAAAAAAAATAGCAACTCCACAACGGAATCAAGATGCCATGGCCAGTAAGCAGAATCTAAAACCGGCTCCGGCTGGCAAAGATCATCCATTGAAGAATGTTGCCAAGGGATTAAAAGCATTTGTGCAGGGCAAAGAAGAACCAATGGATGAAGAAAAAGAGTCACGTAGCAAAGGCACAGCATTTGATCCGGATTATCAAGCTCAAGCAAAAAAAGAAAAAGAAGGCACTGGTAATTTTGACAAGAAAAAAATCAGCACTGGCACTGTGTATACTCGCAAGCACAAAGATGATGAAGAAGATGAAGTCAAATCAGATCAGCCAAAAGTCAAAGGTCGTCCAAAAGGTCCTGCTAAAGGTCCTGAGCGTGTGACAGCCAAAAGCTACAAATACAAAGGTGGTCGTCCAGTAAAAGAAAATGAT